ACCATGGCCTGACTGACCTTGGGTCGGGTTGGAAAGTAGAGTATGCGCGCCATACCAGTATTTATGCATAGACATCAACTTTCTGCCCTCTAAGGTCATTAAAATAGCGAGCTCGTTCCAGACGCTCCAGATTACCTTTGTGCAGTGCCTGCAGATGCAGTTCGGCATTGCGCTTGCGTGTCATCTCTGCCAGAGTCTGCAGATACTGATTGTGTATATCCTTGTATTCCAGGACCCGTATTTTCACTTGATATCCTTGGCTAGATCTGCGTCGGTCTTATCGTCTCTGAATTCGACGAACACTGGCAGGAACAGACTGGCTACGTCTGAATTCTTGTCTGAGATGCGGGCGTTGTATTTGACTGCGACGATTCGTCCCAGACTATTTGCAGCAGTAATGTTATTGCGATCAGCATCGCTAAAGCCCGTACCCACATTGACCCGGACACCACCACAACCAGACTCAAGCACCAAAGCGCCAAGGCGACCCACATTTTTTCCTGTCCCTTCTTCCCAGTCAACGACTCTAAGGTCGCATTCCAGCTCGCCCTTGAATTTAATCAGGGACTTGCTGCGTTTATTTTCCCAGATGCCATCAGTAGTCTTAAGTATAATGCCTTCCTGGCCTTCTGTCAAGAACTTTTCAAATACTGTCTTGGCTTCATGCAGGTTAGCCACTGGTTTGGTTAACACCAGGTCTACATAGTGTGCGCCGAACTTATGAACATTCAGATGTGCAATGCAGTTCTGCAGGGCAGCCAGGCGCAGTCGATACTCTTTGCTGTCCTTGCCTGACTCGAAGCTTGTCAATGGTATAGCATCCCAGAGTGTGGCACGAACTGTGACAGCTTCTGCTTCACTCATGGTACCCTTGACTGCCTTGTTCAGGATACCATTGCCTGTCTTGCGATCCAGAATCTTGCCAGCTGCATCAACTACAACCAACTCACCATCGAACACCATGTCTGCGCTATACTCTGGATCTGTGCCATACCACTCTGCCATGTGCTGAAATGGAATGTCAAACAGTGGATTGGGGATAACAATCTCCTTGCCATTGCGGCTACGAAATTCTACCTTGCCATTTTTAATTATCGCATTGAAGCGCATGCCATCCATTTTAAGCTGAGCAAGTGCTGGCCATTTTACCTTGTCTACCAACTTCTGATCATAGGCACTGGCCAGCATGCAGGGATAGCTAGGAATCAGATCGGTCCAGATTTTGTTGACTGTGGCTTCACTGACTCCACACTTCAGGTCCTTGGCTATAATTCGTTCAATAACCTTGGCATCAGCTGGACTCACGCTCTCTAAAACTATCTTCAAGTGTTCAATACCAGCCTTGCCAGTCAGTGTACGACTGCTGAGCAGGCTCAGACGATTCAGGGTTGTATTTAAATCGTCCTGCTTCTTGGGATTAAGGTTCAGAGTATAGTCAGGTATCTTGCGAATATAAAATTGCACGAACGGATCTAGTGCCAAGTTTATAACACGCTTCAGCAGTTCGTTGTCTACATTGTCTCGTAGGATTTTCTCTTTGTAGAGACGACTATTATTGCTGGCCAGGTCTTCTAGTATAGCTAATATCATTGCTGATCCATATCACGTAGTCTGCGTTGAAAGTATTTTAACACTTGCTCCCAGTGTCTCTGGGCCCAGGCTGACTTGGCATCAGCTAGCAGTGCTTCTACTCTTTCCATTCTTTCTATGGTCTGCTGTATCATATATGCTCTCCTATCATTTCCTATACCGCTAGTATAGCAAAAATCCAGATGATTGTCAAGCATTGTTTCCGCTAGCGTGGCTGTATTTGTGCGAACGAACAATCGTGATATTGGGTAGATGGCGCGTGATAAGATCATTTCTTATTTGCCTTTCTTCATCGTCGTTGCGAGCGATTCCACCGAAACTCCAGCTGTGCAGTCTGCCCATGCTGTCCTGTCTGGCGTATTCAATGATGTGGAATACGTCGTGGAAGTTATTAGTCATGCGCTCCACCTTCGGTGTCTGCATCCATCAATATAGAATGTGGCGGTGTTACTGCAGGCTGCTGTAATACTGGCATGCTGCTGGTAATGCTTTCATACATGACTTCAAACTGTTCATGCTCGGCCACTTCTTCGGTAAAGTTGGCCTTGTGAAACACTGTAACCATCTTGCGGAAAATCTTCTTGTCCAGCTCAAACTTGTCGCAGGTGTCGGCTATGGCTTCTTTGATAAACTCTCGTTCAGCTGCAATACGATATAGACTATCGCTGATCTCCTGCATCGAGGCCTGTATCTTTTTTCTGTCTGCTGGATTGCTTGGTATATTCATCTTCTAACTCCTTCTCATCATCACGGTGGTATATAATTGTAATAGGTTTCCAGAATTTGTGCAAGAGGTTGTTTGCCAAAATGCAGAATCCAACTATCAAACTAAGACTCAGCCCTAATAGTATAACAATGTTAAGTATAATTACGGCTGAGGTTAATTCGGATAATCCCATGTTACTCTTCCTGTTGTGGCTGCCCTGGCTTAGGACGTTTATCCTTGACTCTGATGGCACTGGCTAACTGTGCCTGAATCATGGCTCGTTTAAATTCACCGCGCTCATGCTGATCTGTGAAGCTTGCTAGTTGATATTTAGTGGTACGTTTCATTTTAAATGCTGCTCCTGCTTTCATTGTTGCTCCTTGAAGTTGTTTCTAATTGCATCTTCTACTAATACGTTGCCTGTATAGTATCTGCTTATACCATTGTGTTCTAGAACATGCCAGCGTGCAACCAGAGCACATTCATTGATGATTGACTCAGCGAACTTGTTGAGTAAATCTCTGCGGCTGCCTTCGTTGATATTGTTGCCCAGGGCAATGCCAGACTCTAGGGCAAATTTTTCAATTAGTTCGTTCACGGCCAAATGTCCTTTTCCAGTCTTCTTTGAAGCCAGCGACTTCGTTTTTCATTTCAGTTTGAGCTGTCTGTAGTACTGTGCAACCCGTTAGTGCAATACACATCAATAATATAAATGGTTTCATCATCGCCTCATAGTAGAAATGTCCTTGGCTTCTTTATCGCTAAAGATTGGAACCATGTTACTCTTGTGCATGGTGCCTATGCCAATCATCTTATCACCAGTATACTGCTGCTGCTTTACTGGAGCCGTGCTACCCAGGCCAGAATCAACGCTGGGAATATGCCGACTTGTGCGTTCCATGTTCATATTCTTGGGCCCAGTATATACATTGCGCTGCAACTTACGAGCTGGTGCCGCCTGATACTTCTTCTGCAGGTCTGCCCAGGACTCGGCCAGCTGCTGCTCTTTCTGCTTATGCTCAGAGCTGCGATACTTCTGCTTGCCTTTGCGCTTACCTGTCATGGACAACCAGGGTCCTTCCAGATGCATGCTCATTATTTAACTGCCGTAGTAATGAATGCGTGCAGGATAACTACCGAACACCAGGTCTGCAGATTATAGGGGATGCTAAAACTAAATAAAATATTCAGGGCCTGAATAAACAACAATGGACCCAGGGCAGCCATGACTACTATGAATGCCACCATTAACCAGATCATGGCAGGAGACGTATCTTCTGCAAGGAACGGCTTCACTAATCGACTAAACATAATCTACTTCTCCTTATTGACAGACTTGACGGCTAGTAACATACTCACCATAGCTATTATACAGATCTTCTGTGAAACATTCGTACTGTGGAATGCGGATCGGAGGCAAGGTAGCTGGACCATTGCGCGGAGGCACTACAGTAATGCCTGCTGGACGACGACGGTTTGGACGCTCATAGTTATCTTCATAGCCATCGTCGAACTGACGACGATTACTATTATAATTAGAGTTACGTGAATCACGACGCGAGTCACGATATTCATCGACAAAATGCTGCACCAACAGGGTACCAGCAACACCAATCAGCGCACCCTGTTCACGTTCACCCCAGGCAAACGCTGAACTAGAAACACTGGCAATCAAAGCAAAAGCAATCATAAATTTTTTCATTTCATTCTCCAATTAATTAATACAACTTCATTATATAGTAACGATACTGAAAGTCAAGCAAATTACATGCTCCAAAATGTCTCAGAGCTTGGTGAGCAAAAATACGGACGGTCTGCAGCTTCCATGAACTTGGCGCCTGTCATATAGTTTGTGCGTTCAACCAAGTTCGCGGATGCCAATTGCACTTTCAGCTGCTTCAGATTGCTGTCTATGGCGCAAAGTCTGACGGTGTTTCTGGTGGTTTCGATGTCAATCCAAGCAACTATCTGATTTGCAGCATTGGGTGCTAATATGATGTCTACAATGGTACCATTTAAATTACCTGCTGCACTGGACCATGTCACTTTGTCATTGATCTTT